TGTTGAAAATGTGCATGCAACAATACAGCGTATTAAACTTGGTAAGTATCCGCAACGTGGTAAATTTGCAAATCATGTCATAGAAGAATTGTAATAAAAAGGACGGATTGCTCCGTCCTTTTTTGTCGCAGTATATCAGTATAGTTTACTTGCTAGCAGCAGGGGTTGCGGCTGGCTTTCTTGCACTCTTAGCAGCAGAATCTGCAACTGCTTTGGTTGCCACCTTTGCTTCTGCCTTTGTAGTTAGTTTAGCTGCCTCTGTGGCAGGTTTGTGTGATCTCCCAGGATTAAGTGACGGATCGATGGCATAGGCCTGTGCCCGCTTGCCCACAGCGTCTGCTTCCAGCATTTCTGCCATGCGTATCAAGTTACGTGCCGACTCTGCTTGCCCGTCTGCGGTAGTGCCTTCCATGTTGGTCTTATGCACATTAAACTTGCCCATTTCGGCAATAACCTGTGCGCGAGTAACTGGATCCAGATCATTTAGATCCGCAGGAGTTTCGCTGTCATTTTTCTTCATCTGGTCAAGTATGCTACGAAGTGGGAACTTCATACCTCTGCGAGGAGTCATATGTACAATATCAACGGGAACTTTCATCAAGCGTTGACTGACATGCAGCTTTTGCAACATGGTCTGGCTGCTACCATCTGGGCTTGGTCTGCGGCCAAGAATGTCAGCAAGGTCTTTTGCCTGTTGACCTTCTACACTTTCAACAATACGGCGCAGTGCTTCGTTGTATTGATCGGGCAATGCATCGGTGTCGATAACCAGTGCATTCTCTTCATCGTTGGGCAGACTCATGAACACAACGACAACATTCTTGCCAGTGTTTTCAAGCATACCGATATGTTTAAGCATTTCAGCCATTGTTTTGACTCTCCTGTTGTGCAGCAGTATTTGCTGCTGCTGCGTCTACAAAACGTTTGAATTTATTGTACAGTTGTCCCACTGGTTCCAGTTCGGGTCCACGGAATGCGCCCCTGCTGCTAGCCAAATCCATCACTGAAATAATGTTTTGTAAGTCAACTAGCGTGATAGCTGAGTCTTCTGGCTGCTGGTTCGGTACGGTTTGATCGTTCATATAAGTCTCCTTAATACACCTAGTTTAAAAGTATTGAGTATTTAAACGGCTAAGGTCAACTTATTTTGTAAAAATCATGCAATACTATTATAAAAATGTATCACGTAGCTGCTCATTACACCGAATGAACCTAAAAATGTACTGGTACTAACAATCAAATCGTTGTGCATAGACTCGCACAACAATCCAACGCCACCGGCAACTAAAAATATAACAAATGTTACGACAAACAGCCCGACAATTTTAATCGCTTTGTGCATAGCATACCACCAATGAACGTTGTGGCACTATTTATTAACGACACACTTAAAATTGTCGTTACGATCTTATGTGGCAGTTTTGGATCGTTCTTGCAGTGATTTGATAGCATCTGCAATGATTTCTTTATCGTTGTTGGTCATGTCCATTACGCTACGCGGCATACGCGGTGCACCAAGTTGTGTAAGAATTTGCCCAATTCTTGCCCAGTTGCAAGATTGTGCGTCGTCGCTAAGATCGCCGCTAACGATCATCATTTCGCGGCCTAGTTTCATGGTATCCATAATGCCTCCTAATGGCTTAATACGAAGTGCAATGCATCTTCTGGGTTAGAAAAATGAATCTTTACTATCTTAGTTGTTAACTGTTTGTACTTGGACTCTGCTACGACAATGTGAGCATCTGGATACGACGTTTGCAAGTTCATTTCAAAAATTGCCATAGCAAAGTCGTCGCAGTGGTTTAATTCAGCCACCACGCTGTTACCCTGTAACGTGGTGTGCGCAATCAATCCTTGCCTATAAACTTCTTGGCCCACGTGTCGGCCCAGTCTTCCAAATGTTCTTCTAAGTATTGCACGCCGCTTGCACTATGCAAACTAGGTGTCTTTGCAATAGTATTTGCTATAACCGCGGGCAGTTGCCCTTCTATCATATCCATAATACGCTTGCGTTCTGATCCGTTTATGTCTTTGCTCCAAAAAGCAAGACGTTCTGCTACCATAACACTTAGTTGTGCTGTAAGCTGCATTAGCTGTGGTTTAAACTCACCTGGTGTCAATGTTGTTCTCCTGATACATTATGTATCCGTGTTTCGCATTAATAGTGTACAGGTAATTTTTAAAATTACGAATATTTTAGTCGTGCTTCCATAAAATATGGACAGTTGTCGTCAAAATCTAAACCGTATGCAAGAGGACCGTTACTATTAACATAGTCGTCTGGTAGCGTCCACATCGACACAGTCCATCCTTGATGACTTGCCCAGGCTATCACGGAAGGTAATCCTGTTTTGTAATCGCCTAGAAACTTTTTAACAGTGTATGTTGCAATGATATCGTGGTCCTTGCAGAACTCTGAAATTAAATTTTCAATGATGGCATCCAGAGTTCGTGTGCTAGTACGAGTGGAAGTTTTTTTAACTAGATTAAACTTCATATCAATCTCAATCATAGAGACAGTGTAGCCGGATTAACCGGCTGCACCAAGTTCTGCCACGCCATTGTCATGGTCGTAGTATGCATACTCACCGAACGGAGGTTTCACACGAGTCTTGTGACCTTCAGTGATAACCCACAGCGTGTCGCAGTAGTGTTCTGGTCCCCAGCTACCATAGGGATATCCGTCAGTAAACACCACAGCCTTCTTAGGCTCGATTTCATTCTCGATCCAGAAATTCCAGAACGCAGAGAAATCAGTACCGCCACCGCCTTTACATTGGTAGTCCAACAGGTCTTCCGCAGTTTCTTTGGTAAACACTTGATAGTTGTATACCTGTGTATCAAAGCAGATGATGCTGATAGTAAAGTCGTTGTAGCAGCTCATCATACCATATACTTCGCTAAGGAAGTCTTTGGCCATGCTGTCACTGATCGAACCCGACATGTCGATGGAAATCGCAACGTCGATAGTTTCGTCTTTGTCCAGCACAGGCAGAAAGATACCCGAATACATGTGCTTGCGGTTGGGACGCATAAACGTGAAGTCGTCGGTGATGCAGCTTTGGATATTCTGTTGCAGCAGGTCGCGCCAGCTGATCTTGGGTTCAACCAAGTCATCTACCAGTCGTTGCAAGCTTGCGGGCATCTTACCAGCAGAAGCTTGCGCAGCTTGTAGAACCTTGTTCTTGAACTCGTCGCGGATCTTCTTGAGATCTTCTTCACTGATCTTAATGGGATTACCGTCACCGTCAACTGGTTGTTTGCCGTTGCCGCCACCTTTGCCGTTGCCGTCTTTACCCATTTCCATGTGAAAGTCCAACGTCAACTGCTTTGTAACCTTGCGCTTTTCAAGGTCGTCATACACAGCTTCCGACGTCCATTTCAAGTAACGTTCATCATACAAGCCTACACGCTGATTGGCTTTGCCATCATTGTCAATGTCCGGTACTTTTTTAGTAGGCATCTTGCCGATCTTGTCAGTAGTCAGCATACCATTGATCACATAGTCGTTAGCCATGTTCCACCATTCGGGGTCGCGATGGGTACGACGACCAAAGTGATCCAGCGCAACGTGTAGAACTTCGTGGCACAACACGAACACAATCTCTTCAACGTCAAGATCTGCAAAGAAATCGCGATTGTAGTAGATGTTGCGCCCATCAACGGCCGCAGTCTTGCACCATCCTGCATCAGTGGCGTCAACAAGTGGAAGCTGCATAGTCAGTGTACCGAAGAACGGCTGCGAAAACAGCAACTTGAGTCGTGCCTGACTGATCTTCTTAGTGACAGCATTTTTGTTAATCATGGGTTAGTCCTCCTATACAGCCTACAATAGCATAGATACAGCGGGCGTCAACAACTATGACGCCCGCTGTGGCATTTTTCAACCTTACATGTTAGGGATAAGGTCGGTATACTTCTTGGTGAACTCAACCCAATGCTTCAGCTTGGGTGCATTGATTGGCAGCTTGTACAAGCCCAGCACAGTCTTAGCACCCATAACAGCCAATTCGTCTTCGAAGTTGTCCATGATGAACCGGAAGAACCGATCTACTTGTTCATGGAACTCAGTGTGTGCCTTGGGGTTGATTTTCACATCTTTACTGGCGTCTTGCAGTTCGTAGCACAGCGCAGTGGTCAGCGCATACATGATATCAATCTGCTTGCTGTTCAGCTTGGTAACCTTGCCGCTCAAGATGTCCTTGGCAGCAGGAAGGTTAGCAGCCTGCTTGCGATACGTCATAAACTTAATACCAGGGCCTTCACCAACAGTACCTTTGATCAAGTCGCCCAACACTTCCATGGGCAGGTCCACATCAACCAAGTTACCTTGGTCGTCTGGCTCTTGCAGCAGTTCGCTTGCAAAGTACCACGAACGCGGAGTTGCAAACGCATAGCTGTCTGCGCTGGGCTTGTCTGCCATCAAGTCATTTGGTTGGAAGCTCAAGTAACCAACAATGTCCTTGTGGACACGATTCATAACAGCCCATTCCTGCCAATCGTCGAAGCTGGTTTGCAGCGTCAAGTGTGAGAAACGGTTTGCCAACGGCATAGGCATGTTGTAAGCCACACCTTTGTCTTTAACCCGGTTACCAGCAGCAATAACTACCACATCCTTAGGCAGTTGGTAAGTGCCGATCCTGCGGTTAAGAATGATCTGATAGGTAGCAGCTTGCACACTGGGAGGAGCCGCACTCATCTCGTCAAAAAACACCACAGCATTGCTCATTGGGTCAGTGGGCAAATCTGACGGAGTAGACCAGCGGAACACCTTGTCGCTCATCGGCACGCCAGTTTCGTCGCGCACCAATACACCGTTCTTGTCAAACATTTTTACATCTGCCAAGTAGGGAATACCGCGCATGTCAGTGGGTTCCATCAGCGGCAAACGAATGTCAATCAACGGACGACCTTGTTCGCGTGCAACTTCGGCAACAATGTCCGATTTGCCAATACCCGGAGGTCCCCAAATAAACAGCGGCCGCTTGCGGTTAAAGCTGTGACGAATTGACAGTTTAAGGCGTGCGGGAGTGACGCTAGCCGACTCCAGCAAGCGATTCTTAGTTCCGGAAGTTGCAGTAGCCATTTTGTAGTCTCCGTGTGTTGTTGTTTCGATAATTCACAATAGCAGATTATTTCGTGCTGTCAACTGCTTTTTTCTGTTCCAGTTGCAGCAACTCATTGTCGACCCACTGCGCACAAAATGCTTCAGTGAAGTCTGCGTTGGGGTTAGGACCAAATCCAAACCGATGTTTGTAGCTGACAACAAACACATTCCACAGTTGCGGATTGCAAGTGTAGCAGTTTTCGTTGCCAGGAATGTCAACAGTCATTTTATGCAGCCGTCAACAGTTTGAGTTTTTCTTCGGCACGCCACAGTTCGTCGCAGGCCATTTTATAAAGGCTATAGCTGCCGCCTTGTTTTGCTTCCTCTAGCAGTGTACGGCATAGTGCGTTACTACGATCCACTGCCGCTTTTGCACGTTTGAGTTTTGCTGCGTCTTTTGCTGCTTGGTTCATTGTGTGCGCTCCCTTGTTACAACTGCACTATATCGCAGTATGGGCAACAAGGTCAAGCTAGTTTTTCATGTTGATGAATTGTTGTGCGCTACCGTTGCACATTTGCAACTCAAAGTGTATCACTGGATCGAACACTATTATAGTGTAGTCTTTGAACCCCCACGCCCATGGTCCTAGCACTGCTTTATCCATGTGCAACAGTACTCTGCCTGTCATAATACGGTTGTCGTCGTGTGTACTGGTATAGTGTGTGTATTTGCCAGTCAACACGGTAAGCCCGCGACGTGATAATCGCCAGCCTTGATTAACAAACAGTTGTTGCCTTAGCAATATCAACTGTTGATAATTTGGATCTTGTTCTTCATCGGAAAAAAGTACAGGTTGAGACTCACTCACTCCATACTTTTTGATCCAATCCATTGGATCAGTGGTTGGTATCCAATCTGTACGACTATTCTTCATTTATCTGCTGGCCCGCAACCAACAGAACTACACTGAACTTGTCAGTTTTAAACATGGTGTTCAACTTTGTACACAAGTTGAATGCATGTCCAGGATTGCTAAAGCTTACCTTGCGGTATTTTGGACCTGGATAACTTACAAGACTGTTCAGTGTTCGTAGATTAATAGGCTTACTGTCGTGGAAGACTGCGTAGATGCCAGATGCTTCCAAAACTTCTTCTGCACGATATGTGGCAGGGTCAGTGTACGAAAGTAGTATGGTTGGTTTAGGTCTGGACATCGTGCCTCCTGATGCTGCACGATATTTATCAACTTACCAGCTTAAAACCCCCCGCCGTCTTGTTGCACTTCGGCGCCAAGTATCTGAGATTGCAACTCAATTATCTGTTCTGCCATTTCTAACTCTCTGGCCAACAATATACCAATAGCAGCACCCAACTGTTCTGCTTCGTGAATAGTCAATCTGATCTCTTTGCTTTGTGCGCCTTTGGCTACACGACACTTGTCGAGAAAGCTGCGCAGTTGTGGTTTTTCATCGCTCATAGTTTACTAACTCTTTTCTTTTGTGACATTGCATTTTGCATTTCAAGCTTGGTACGATATGGACCTATGTATGTATTGTCCTCCAGTGTTTGAACTCTCGGGCAATAGCTGGCTGTCCAACCGTGTCCGAATTCCAATGCATAGTAACCTGCCGCGAATCTAGCTTTGCTGTTAGCTGCTCGTGCATATGTTACAATATCGCCTTCAACAATATCAAATGCGGATCGATGTTTGATAGGATAGCCATCAACTTGTCCAATTTCTTCGCCATCGTCATTGTCGGCTTCGCGCGATTCGACTGTTATCTCACCGCCCAGGTATTCCCCCAGTTCGTCTGCACTGGCAAACAGTTTCTTTTCTATCTGCCCGATGACTTTGATGCCATCTGCAGTTGCTACAACCAGTGCAGTTTTTGTACCATCCTTAGACAGTATCCAGCTGGTCTCTGTAAGATCTTTAAGTTGCCATTGTATCATTGTGTTTCCGTTTTAAGTGCGCCATCATACAGTGAACTCAGTGTTGCAGAAAATTCAGACACTTGTTTCTCAATTCGTACCAATCCATGCAGATTGCAAAACTTCATGAGATTAAGTCCGATTTGCTTACGAGGTTCTCTGTTTGTACAGTCTACTATCACACGGTCGAATTTTTCAATAAGATCCATGGGCTGTTGTGTAAGGTCAATTAATTGACGATTTCGTTCATAATCGTCTCGCACCCTGTGTTCTACATTCTCGTGATCTAACCACTTGCTAAGCATGAGATTATTCCACACATATCCCTTGTTATGCCGGTCTTCAAATGCTGCATGCAGCTTTGTTTTACGAACACCTGGATATGCACTCATCACGTTATCGCTGTCATCGCCGCGCATACATTTTTCAAACAGCAGCCATTCTGGATCTGGCACAGATAGATCCACACCTTGCTTGTTCTTAGCAATATTACCATCCTTGTCATAAATGCCTTTGTGTGTGTACAACAAACTGGCAATACCGTTGTATATCACAACGTTCTTAGCAATCAACTGTTGAAAGTCGCTGTCGCTACTGATGATCACATGCTGATCTTCTGGATGCAATGCAATCCATCGTGCAATCATGTCATCTGCTTCTGCATTGGGATGACGTAACACTGTGCAGTTTGTCTTGTTAGTAATGAACTCGACGAAGTTGTCCATGCTTTCAAAGAACACAGCATCTTCTTCAACTTCTCGTTCAGTGCGTTTGCTTGCTGCAATCTTTCTATTGGCCTTGTAGGGTACATAAAAGTCTTTGCGCCAACTGCGGCCTTCTAGACAAAATACAGTATGACTGCCGCTGAAGTCATTCCATACTTTCTTAATGCTGTTGAAGATGATATGCAGCGCCATACCGATCTGTTGATCAATATCAGGGGCACGAATACCGTGCCTGACTCTCATAAACAAATTCTGTGTGTCAATCACTATGTAGGTTGCCATGACGTTATCCTTGCTATACTACCTTATACTGTAGCACATCAGAAACAAATCTGCAACTGTTATATGCTATCAGTTTTATACCAATACCAACACTG